CTGCCAGGCATCCGGCTCGACCCTATTCGACACCCCAGAAGGCCTAATCGCTATCGAAGCCCATGGCGATCGAGGCCTCACAGCCTACGCAGCCACCTGGAACGCCCAAACCGAAACATGGGACTACTACGAGCAGACCTGGGACTCATTCCCGACCTCGACCGCATCATTCACTATTCCAGCCGATGCGATCGAATGGGCGCCGACGTGGACACAAAACCTGACAAGCCTCATCAACGACGTAACCGTTTCCTACGGCAACCCTGATAACCCAAGTTTCGAGCAGGCCGAAGATAGCGCCTCCATAGCGCTCTACGGCCGGCGCTCCTACGAGCTGAAAAGCGGGTTACGCAACGATACGGACGCCTCGACCCGCGCCGGTAACATCCTCACCGCCCAAGCTAACCCCCTCTGGAACATGGGACAGATCAGCGTACGCATGGGAGCTCTCACCGAAGCGCAACGCGACATAGTTCTCGCTCTCAAATCCGGCGCCACGGTAACCATCCCAGACCTGCCAGAGCCCGCCCCCTACAGCGCGTTCACCGGCATAGTCGAGGGATGGGCCGAAACGTTCACCCCAGGTCAGCACGTGATGACTTTCAGCATCTCTGATCCGCGATACTCGTATCAAACGGTTACATGGAATGAAATAGACATAACGCTAGAATGGGGCGACGTCAATCCCGGCGTGGCCTGGTACAACGTTGTCAAGGCAGACGATCTACTAGCCGCGTAAGGAAAGGAAAAAGGAATGGCCACGACCGCTAAGGGCACTCCCTATGTGGAGGCGTCCGACCTAGTTGCGGGGTACCCAGCGGTATCCCTCGACCTGGCCGAACACATCGACGATAACGTGGCGTATAACGCGGCCACGATCAACGCACAGACCGGAACCACGTACACATTCGCGCTTGCTGACGCTACGGCAGGCAAGCTCGTCACCGCCTCGAACGCATCGGCCTCGACGTACACCGTTCCCCCGGAGTCCTCCGTGGTGTGGCCCGCCGGGTCGGTACTACGCATCCTCAACCAGGGCGCGGGGGTCGTTACCGTGGCCGCCGGATCCGGTGTGACCATCAACGGCACACCCCTAACTCTGGCCCAATACAAGGGGGCCGCGATCCAAAAGACCGGAACGGACACGTGGACGTTCATCCCTTTCTCTGGTGGAGTCGGTAACGCAGCAATCAGCGATACCCCGACCGGCTCCTACACGGGGTACCAGTATTGGACGTTTACCGCGTCGGGCACGCTGACGGTTACCACGGCTGGTTTCGCTGATGTGCTGGTCGTAGGTGGTGGTGGCGCTGGGGGTAAGGGCACATCTGGCGCAGGAGCGCCGGGTGGCGGAGCAGGTGGCTATCTGAGCGCATCTAATGTTTACTTATCGGCTAGTACCCACACCGTAACCGTCGGAGCAGGCGGAGCGACAGGCGTAAACGGCTTTAGCGGAAACTCATCCTATGTCGGCCCATACGTTGCCCCCGGTGGCGGGGGTGGTCATGTAGACCCAAATGCTGCTCTCAATGGAAACAACGGCGGTTCTGGCTCTGGCGGATGGGTAAATGGATCATCTGGGGGATTAGGTGTAACGCCATTGGGCAACAACGGTGGCGGCTCCACGACGGGCACTGCAAGTGGCGGTGGAGGCGGCGCCGGGTCAGCCGGCGGGGTTGCAGCAGGAGGAGTAGGTGGAACTGCTGGAACTGGTGCGGCTAACTCAATTACTGGATCATCGGTAACCTACGCTGCCGGTGGTGCGGGTGTTGCTGCTGCTGCTGGTGCAGGTTCTAATGCAACTGCAAACACAGGTAATGGCGGCCCCGGTGGTGGCAATGGGAGTTTAGGCGGCGCAGGCGGCTCTGGCATCGTAATAGTGAGGGTGGCGGTCTAAATGACGTATCACAACGCACACGCGGCACGCATCGAGGACGGCATCGTCCAAGAAATAATCGTCATCCCCTACATGGACGACGATGACGCCAAAATCACCGAATACTGCAACAGCAAAGGCATAGCCGGAACGTGGATCGACTGCTCCTACACCGGCTCACGCCGTGGATGCTACCCAGGACAGGGCTACACCTACGACGCCGAGGCAGACGTATTCGTAGCGCCACAGGCGCCGGTCATCGAGGAACAGGCTCAGGATGTCACCGAATGACGTCGTAAGCCTCATCGGTGGAATCGTTGCCATACTGGCCACGGCCCTAGCCGTTATCGGTTGGTATGTGCGAGTCACCGTCGAGCGAGTAGTCACAGCTCACACACAGAGCATCCAACCTGGCTACAAGAATGGCGGCAAATCGCTGACCGATGTGGCCGACAAGCTCGATAGCATCGCCGAGCGCCTATCTAAGCTGGAAGGCAAATAAATGCACATAGACGCCCTAATGACCCGGCAAGTACGGAAATACCTCTACGGCGTTGCAATGGCCGCTATGGCCCTCCTAGTGGCTATGGACACTATCCCAGGCTCCCAGGCCCCGCTATGGCTTGCCGTCGTGGCCGCCGTCCTCGGCCTAGCCGCCCCAGCTACTGCGCTCGCCAATCTAACCCCAGCGGCGTCCGATATCGCCGACTCGGCAGAACTAGAAATAGAAGGCGAGTAATGGCGCGGCTAGTAGCGGCAGGTGTGCGGCTCAGGGATCAGGTAAATAAGGCTTTCCCGACTAGGGATAAGCGCTCCGATGGATGGATCGGTGACCGAGCGCACCAGGCCCGCAAAAGCGACCACAACCCCGACGCTAGGGGTTTCGTACATGCCCTTGACATTGACGCCGACCTCATCCCAGGCGCACCGAAACGCTCGAAACAGGCCGCACAAGCGCTAGCGGATCAGCTAGTCGCCTACGCCAAGTCCGGTGCGCCCGGCTCGGACAGGATCAAATACGTGGTTTATAACGACCGTATCGCCTCCGGGACGTACTCGAAAACGTTCTGGGAATGGCGCGGATCCGGCTACGGCCACACACACCACATACACGTTTCATTCACCGATAAAAACCCCATCACCGGGCGCCGTAAGTTCCCGCTACCCATCTTCGGGAAGGCTTAGGAGACATGGGCCTAGGCAGGGATCGAGGAGCTAGGCCTCGGATCCTCACCCTAGATATCGAAAATAGCCCGCACCTGGTCTACACCTACGACCTATACCAGGCGAACATAACGCCCGACAAAATCATTCAACCCGCGCGGCTATTGTGCTGGGCGGCTAAATGGTTCGACTCCAAGACCGTCGAGTTTCGATCCGAATACCATGACGAGACCGAACTAATGATCGATGAGTTATGGAAACTCCTCGATCAGGCTGACATAGTGGTTACCTACAACGGCATCCGGCACGACATCCCGATAATCATGCGGACATTTATCGAGGAAGGCTTTCCACCGCCCTCACCATGGATAGACATAGACCTATATCAGGTATCGAAACGCCGCTACAAATGGGCATCCAACCGGCTCGGATATGTCACCGAAGCCCTAGGCCTGCCCACCAAACTAGAAACCGGCGTAGCGCAACTCTGGAAAAAAGTCCTCGACGACGACGACAAAGCCTGGACAAAGTTCCGCGCCTACAATAAGCAAGACGTCATCGTTACCGAGCTGCTCTATCGCGCGTATCGGCCCTGGATGAAAAACCCCCACGCGGGCCTCTGGTCTGGTGACCTCTCCACCTGCCCGGCCTGCGGATCCTCACAACTCACACCCCAGGGAATAACCCGCACTAAGACCGCCGCCTACCTGAAATCCGTATGCCAATGCGGAGCATGGTGCAAAATCATGACCAACGGCCAAACCCGGCCCATTTGAGGGGAAACCATGATCGACGTCGAGCTGGCATATGAGGCAACAGGAACCATAGGGGAACGATCCGGCACACATGGATCCCCATCACACACTTTAGCGCTCACCGCTCAAATGTGGAGCGCCTACCTCGGCCGCAACGTACGCCCCACCGAGGTAGCCCAAATGATGCTACTCGTCAAAATCGCTAGATCACGCCACGGCTACAACCGAGACCACTACCTCGACCAAATCGGTTACACGCTCATCGCTGAGAGCCTTGCTCGGCCATGGTCAGACTCCGAATAGGCGCCGTCGAGGTCGAAACAGACCAGGCCCTCGACCCGCGCGAGCTGAAAGCCCTCATCAAATACGTGGCAGGAATCGCCGTAGCCCTAAAGGATGAAACGCCGGAGGAGGATGCCGAGGAGGAGCCCCGGCCGACGGTATCGCTAGGCTTTACAACCGAGATAGCGCCCCCGGTAGAGATCGACCTATCGGAATACTTTGAGGAGGAGGAACGCGCGGGCGAAAAAAACTAGCATTGGAGACGCATGATTGTCGAAGCATTACTAACCATTGCAGCATTGACCGGGCCGAACTCGATGCCCGACAGCACCTACACCGGGCCTTGGTACGTGGCAGGCGCCGAACCATTCAGGAAATGCGTCATGTGGCGCGAATCGAAAGGCCACTATCGGGCCGACGGCCCCTACGGATCCGGGGCCTATCAGTTCATACAGAGCACCTGGGATCATTACGCGGAACTAGCAGGACACGCCGAATACGTAGGGAAAAGACCCTACAAAGCCCCCAGGGATGTACAGGATGCCGTATTCTGGCGAACGTTCTGGAAAGGGAAGGGGAAACACCATTGGAGCGCTATACACGCCCTCACGATCGGAAAAACGGTAAAGCAATGCACCTAGGCACACCGTCCGCCTGGATCACACTTACCGCATTTATGGCGGTACTTGGCCTGATGGGACACATCGAAGGCCTATAATCACCGACTTGGTGGCCGGGCCCACACGCCAACCCTCCGGCGGACGAGCTCTACCAGGTAGAGCCCCGGCCACCTAACACTCGAAGGGGAAACGATGTACCAAAGCATCGGCGGCGAGGAACTGCACATTGAGGCCATGAGAATGGGCAACACGATCCAGGTGTGGACGTCAGACGGCCGTCATATAACTCATATGATGTTCGACCTACATCAGGCCGCGACTATGGAACGTAAGATCCGTGAGGCCCTGA